AAGTTGCCGCCAGTTCCTGAGCCTCAGATAGACGGCGTAACCGGCGAGATACTTAATGCCTACGCCGTCATATCCCGCTCACGCGTTTACGCTGGCATGGCTGGAGCACCTCTACCCCTGAGCATGAGAGATATCGAGCAATATCTGTCTGTGCGCCCCATACAGCTAGACCGTGACGAGTTTGAGGCTGCGATATTCGCGCTTGATGACGCCTGGCGTGATGAGTGGGCCAAAAAGCAGGAGCAGGACCGCAAGAAGAAGTGAGCCTCGGCAATCGCCGGGGCTTTTTTGTACCCGCAGTAAATCAACCGCGCTTCACACGCGCAATGTATAATCCAAGAACCTTACAGAAAGCGATCCTGAGAACTGCCGCTAGTGCCGGCGGGCC